TACCATCCGATTCAAAAACGATTCATTTACGAAACCGTTCCCGAGGGAGAGCCGGAACTTAAACAGTGCCTCGAACTGGAAGAATATCCCGGAACCGCAACGTTCGGTTTCCGGCTGGACGAAGTTCCTGAAAAGGTAACCCCGGTCTCTACCCTGCGGATCCAACGGGTTTCGGATAACCAAAACTTTACGGAAGTCGTTGTTCAACCCGGACCACTCCAATTTTATTCGAACTATCACAACGACGTTTTCTCTCGTGACGGTTTGATCATAATGGACGAAGTGAACGCAGACGACTGGTTCCGAATTTGGTATGATCGTTGCGGACCGGTCAATTCGTTCGAAAATCAGAAATACGTTCAAGACATCACACTCCTTGAAAAACTCTCGCGAGACGGATCGCTTCCTATGCTGGGGGATCTAAATATGAATCTAAAGAAGATTCTGAATCTCGCCGCAGGAACGAATCCCACTGACGCAGTAAACTATTCCCAACTTGACAACGTTCTTCAAGCGTTGGTTGCAGAGATTGCGAGCCGAGCTTCCTCAGACGCGACGATCAACTCTAAACTGAACCCACTCCTTAATCTTGTGAAATGGAACGGGTTTTCTCTTCGGGAAAGGGATTACGCTGTGGACGGTGCTTCCGGAACGCTCGGGATGGAATCATACGAAGTCCTTTTCGGAACCGTACAAAAATCGATTTTAATCTGGTATAACGTTCGGACAGGTATCGGCGGGATTGGTGCATACGGAAACTCGGGATCCGACTTCCAGGTCATTGATACCGGGTTGCAATATAATTTCAGGTGGACCGATCCGAGTAACGCTCTTATGCGTTGGTGCATGATTCAATGGATGACGGATCACTACTCATGATTGAATTGAATTTGGAAATATCAAAGGGCGAAGACTTCTCGGTTTTTTTGCCGGCTACAAACCTCCTCGGATCCACGGTAAAAAGTGAATTTGGGACAGTCGAGCATGGAGAGCCGATTCGAGTAGGGGATTTTTCCGCCACGATCCAACCTTCTGGAATCCGACTCACGAAATTAAGATCGGAAATAGAATCGATTCGAAACGGAGCTTATCGTTTCGACGTATTAGTTGAACGGCCGGATGCACACTTCCCAGACGGGAAGTCTCTGAGCGTAGAATACCGCGGTATTCTACAAGTAGGTTAATGGCAAATCAGAGAGACCTTGAGCACCTTCAAAACGAATCGAAAGTTTTTCTATTCGAAAGAATCCAATCAATCACGGATCCGTTCGCGATTATCATTTTTCAAGTAAGGGAAAACTCGTGGGATACGAAGCCACTCATTTCAATCGATCTTTCCCCTTCCGATCCGCTCGCAAATTGGGCGGGAGGTCGTGTCGCCGTTCGCCTTCTTCCCGCTCAAACCCGAGGGCTTCGCGGCGGTAGATATCATTATGATCTTCTCGTTGTCCGCAATGGAAGTGAATTTACCTACGAATATAAAGGTTTATTCAAACTTGAAGCCACGATTTCCCGTACAGATGAGACCGTGGATCCGGTTGTTATAAACGACATCTATGCAAATTTGATTTCTACCGCAGACGGGAAGGGCGCTTCCCTCGTAGGAGTCGCCGCGAGTTTTTGGACCGGCCTCCTCGGAGCGGCAAACTTAACCGTTGAGCGTTGTCTCCGTTGGTTGAATAACAATAAGATCGGAAGAATCGTCGCCTATACCGGATCGAAACTTTTGAGATCTGGATCTTCCCCCATCGAAATCTTGGAAGCGGGAATAGAAGTGGATACAGCGGACAACGTCACAAATGTCCGATCCCTGACGCTCCTGCTTCCTCCTTCTCTGGATAGCCATGCGACACGTCGGGATTGGGTGGTTTCCGAAATCATTTCCCGAATTGATGTGGCCGTGAACGCACTCATCAACGGAGCTCCCGGCGCTCTCGATACGATCGGAGAACTCGCGGCGATGTTCGGGAATGATCCAAACTTTGCGACCACGATCGTAAACCTCATCGCAACCAAAATCTCGAGTTCAGAAAAGGGGGTGGCGAACGGCGTCGCCACTCTCGGACCGGACGGAAAAGTTTTCCCAGAACAACTTCCAGCCTCAACGGCTTCCGTCACTTCAGTAAATGGACACTCAGGCGCTGTCGTTCTTTCGAACGTTGATTTGGATGCAGCTCCATCATTGCATAATCACGATGCCGTATATTATACAAAAAGCCAGGTAGACTCGTTTTTATTTTCGGTCGTCCCTCTCGGCTGCATCATCGAAGATAATCTAAACCAAGCGCCGAGCTCAAATTTCAAAGAAGCGAACGCGCAGGCAATTTCCCGCGTCACATTTTCGAGTCTTTGGAATTTGGTTCATCGTACCGTTTCTGGAATTATTCCTGCAACCGATCGAATCAACGTAACATCGCACGGATGTACCGAGGGTCAGTTGGTGAAATTTGCGTTTACTGGCGGAGGCATTACTGCACTTGCGAAATATTACGTAAGGAATCCGACTACGAACGATTTTCAGATTTCGACGACTCCTTCGGGATCAATTCTTGATCTTACCGCATCTCAGAGTGGCGATATGATAACAAACGTCGAGTATGGATTCGGAGACGGATCAACGACATATAACGTTCCGGATCGTCGAGGGATCTTTGTCAGAGGAGCAGGAATTCACGGATCCCGAACTAAGGCAACCGGAAATAATTACAATGCTGGAGCCGTTGGATTTGATGGAATCGACCAATTTCAAGGGCACGTTCATAGAATGTTCCCAAGATCGTACCAAGGAGGCGCAACCATAGCAGCGGCTTCCGCTGCGTCGGAAACAAGCGGAACTGGTGGAGGAGCGGTTCCGCTTAATACGACGGCAATTTTAGCTGACACGACGAACGGACCTCCGAGAACCGGTGACGAAACGACTCCGGTTTATGTAGCTGTAAAATATAAAGTAAGGGTGCTGTAATGAGCAACTATGTTATTGAAAAACAATCAAGAAAAGTGATTTGGATCAATCCTGATCCGAATCCTCTTAGCGGCTCCTCAGCTTGGGGAAATTATGATCCCACGCAACACGAAATTGTTTTTGCGCTTCATTACAATCCTCAAATTGGAGAAGTTTTTAACGCAGATATTGAATCAGGTTGCGCAAAGGAATTTTCCCTAAAAACCGTTTACGACAAAATTACGAAAACTTCAAGAGTTCTCCAGAGTTGGGATGATAAAATTTTAGATTCCGAGACTGAATCCACGCCGCTTAAAGACGAAACGGGAGAAATGACTCCTTATCAGATTTACGGAGAATCCGGCTGGGTCATCGATCTTGATCAGGCAAGGGAATACCTGATTCGATCGGTCGATGCGATCTGTGAATCAAAGATCGTTTCCGGATTTTTTTCTTCGGCGTTGGGCGCTTACCACTTCTATGGCAGCGATCGCGACGATCAACTCAATCTTATAGGAGCCGCTTCACTACGTGATTCTGTCTTGTTTAAATGTACAGATCAAAACGGAGCTAAAGCTTACCGATTGCATTCGGAGACGCAAATCGGACAGGTATTGCATGACGGAGCGATTCGAAAAAGCTTTCTCCTTCAGAGGAATTCGAACTTAAAAGCTTTGATACAAGTGACCACGTCCATGGAAGAATTATCGCTAATTGATATTCAATCCGGATGGGACGAGGTCCCGGTGGAGATTCCAGCATGACATATGAAGAAATATTCAAACTTTTCATAACGAGCCTTATCGCAATTTTGGGTTTTTTCTTTCGGGACATCTATAGACAATTCAAATCAATTAAGTCTGTTGCATACGATTCCCTAGAACGGACAAAGAAGCTGGAAGTCGTGATTGAATATCACGAAAAGCGTATAGAAGAAAACAATCAAACCCACAAGGAACTCAGGGATGTACTGCACTCTCTCGACAAGACGTGCGTAAAACTTACCGAAGCAATGGAAGACATGAAAGAAGATCTAAAGGAGGATCGAAAAAGATGATCCAGGAAGGCCGCCGGCAAATAGACCGAGAAAAATATAACCTTACGAAGAACGACTTTGTACTGAAACAAGCTTGGCACTTCACACAGAAAAACAACGTGAACCCGGATGGTACGCCGAACATGGTTTGGTCGTCCGGCTGGAGAAGATTCAACGATTGTTTCATCTCTTCGGACGCCGGTTTTACGAATCAGCTTTTAGATGTCCTTATCGAATCGGGATATAGATTTAAAAACACAGGTAGAGTCGATGAGCTTGCGGTAAAGATGTGCGTAGGTGAATATAAAACCGGCGACACATTCGAAAACAATAAACGATTCTTCTGGGAGAATCACCGGAAGTTTATCAACAAAATCCTCGCGGATGGATTTCCTGACGCTGACCCGATTCTTCGAGTCGATTACAAAAAGATTGGCCTTAGATCACTCAATCAACTTGTAACACCGATTCATTTCGGAAGGCAAGTCTTAGTAGGAATACATCTGGGTCAGAACGGCGGGCATATCATCACGGTTCTCGGCTACCGTGTGGACGACAAAGGAAAGATCATTGGTCTTTGGGTCTCCGATCCCGCCGGCGTCTATACCGAAGGCTATTCAAAGGCGCTCGATGGATTCATGTCATACCTTCCGGAAGGCGTCTTTAAAGATATTTTCCGAGAAGATACGCACATGATGGATCTCGTAAATTAAAAAGGAAAAACCATGACAAAGAAAATTAAAAAATTTGCAGACGAATTCAGAACTCCGTCTCTTGCAATCTTCTCGGCTTCGTTCCTCATTGAAGCTGGCTTGCAGTTTACAGAGAAAGCAAAAGAACTCTCCGTTCTTGACTTACACTACACGGTGTTCGGAGCGATTGCAATCCTCTCGCTCCTCGCTTATCTGAGAAAGCCAATCACCCAAGCCTGGGTCACGTTCAGGACCGGGAAGACGGTTCCGGAGGAAACTAAAGATGAACAAAATTCTTAGTCTTATCTTTCTCTCAACCCTTGGCTTTACAGAAATTCAGTGCATCACCGTCGTAGCCCAAACCCCTGACAGCGTAGGGATGCCTACGGTGCTTCGGACCGAAGCAAAGGATCAGGACAAAAAAGGAGAAAAAAGAATTGGAACACTCCTGCGCGCCGCGGCTGATTCTATAGAAGCCGGTGACAAGAACGCAAGAGCGGCCATCAAAGGCGAAAAACAAACTCAACAGAAAAACTCCATCCTTCAAAGAGAAGCGGGCTGGGGGGATGGAATACAAGACCTCGGCTGGTTTATTCTTCTCGCGATCGCTGGAGTTATCCTAATCCTTCTCCTTTATCTGATCGTTCGAGGGAAAATTCAAATCCCGTTTGTTTCTGGATTTCTTTCAAAGGCAGGTTCTTCCTAAAAGAATTTTGCCACCTGTCAAAGAAAAGGCTCGTCATTCGTATGCTTTACGCGTGACGAGCCTTTTTATTTTTCACATCCTCTACGAAGGCCAGAAACTCATTCCTTTTCATCACCTTCGTCTCGTGATCTAAAATTTCCTTCATCGCTTTATCTATACCTTTCTGAGCCAGAGCCAACCTCTTCTCCGCAGCGATATATTCTTTTGCGACTCTTTGAGCGAATTTAAAATCATTCTTTTCGAGAAGGGGGTAGGGACGAGTTTTCTTTTGTTTATCTACAGCCCAACCTTTATGCTCTACTACCCTATCAATCCAACGGTATGCCGTCCTCAAGGAGAAGGCCCAGTCTTCCGCTATCTCTTGAGCCAAGGAAGCTTCTTTCTTTTTCCCGATCTGAGGAGCGCCTGAATAATTTTGTAAGAACTTTGCTTTAGGATATTCGAGCGCAATGATGTCGAGCATATCGCCTTCGTACCATGGCTCTCCATCGTTGTTACTCGCATAGACTTCTCTACGAACCGACCTCTTGTTATCGTCATCGAGAAGTTTCCTTGCCCGAATTGTTTTGAATTTTTCGTGACCGTCTTTTACGAGACTTGTAAATGCCTGAGTCCGACGGTTACCTTTGTAAATAAGATGTTTACCATTTACTTTTTGGGAACTTATCGTAATTGCTTCAAGCTGTCCGATGCGCTCTATATCTTCCTTCAGAGCTCCCACCGCATCCGGTCTTATCTTTCTTTGACGTTTTATAGGAAGAGGATAGGAGACAAGCTCCGTGATCGAGATTTCAAATTCATTACTATACTTTTTCTTTTCCATGATCGATGAGATTCGTATCGCACCCTCGAAAAGCAAGCTGACTTTTGAAAGCGCATCCGCTTCGTTTTATTTTTTAAGAGACATAAATGGCATTATCGGAAGTGAATGACACGTCATTCCAATCTTTTCAATCCCTGGAACGTGAAAATTCTTTACATGTAAATGTCTGTTTAGTATATAATTTAATCCGACAACGACCGGATTATGAGAGTATCGCGAAAACAAATCGAACTACCAGTAGGCTACTTGCTTTCAATAGGAGGAACGCTCCTCGAAGATGATCGTATTCTTTTTGACGTTCCCATGAAATGCAAGATAATAAATTTATCCTATTCGTTCGATTCTCATGGCAAACCTACGCGAGGAAAACAAGGGAGCATTTTTATTTCTGAGGCTGCGCTGAATATCACATTAGAAGAATTAAAAGCTGAATTGTGGTATGATCCCGAGCAGAAGGAAATAGTAGCTCTTGAGATGTATTGCGATTACTGGAACAAAATCTGCGACGGTCTGGTAGCGATCGCTGCTTTCGAAAAATCTAATAGCGAGAAAAAAGAACGTGTGCAATAAATTTGCTCAGCTTGTGACTAAACCGGATGGAACTCAACACTGGATCCGTCCGAGCTACGATGCCCCTACTACGCTCTACGACGGAAAAACTCATTCGGATCTCATGAGAAAATCGGAGATGAAATATCCGAAGAATCCCGTGGAAGTCATCTACAGAGCAAAATCAGGAATCGAAAAAATGAACTCGTTCCAATGGGGCCGCCCTCTTCCCGATAAATCTAAAGTCGTAAACAATACTCGAATCGAAAACATCACGACCCACTGGTCTAAATACTCCGACAACCGAGTTCTAATCCCTATAACACACTTCCAAGAATACAAGGAAGAGAGCGGACTAAGGAAACCATTCAACATCTGGTTCAATGATTTTCCGATCGCATACATGGCCGGACTTGCCGGGACTCATTTTCCAGAAGACAAGAATCAAGAACCCATTCGATGGGTTTCTCTCATAACACAGGAAGCCTGTAGTAAAATGCGCCTCATTCACAATTCCGGAGATAACCGATTCCGACAGCCTTGCTTGGTCAAGCCGTCCGCGTGGGACTTTTGGCTTAGCGACAAGCACTACGGCGAGGAAACGTTCTTCAAATTATGCCAAGGATATCTTTCCGAAGAAATCACTGCCGAAGAAGAAGAGATTCCTGGTTCGCAGATGGGTTTGTTTACGAACCCGACTTAGGCCGCCTTACTTTCTTCTTCGATCTGTTCAATGATTACCGAGTTCGGAAATTTCAACTCCTCAACAAAGTATTTATGAACTATCATTCCAATTGATTCCGGTATCCTTCCTCTTACAATTAAGCTCCCATCTTGTTCTTTGATTATCGCCTCTTCCAATAATCGAATAGATGATCGAGTTAAGCGCTCCCTTCCCCATCGAATAAAAATGTCCCAGTGCTTCCCTTCTATTCTCTTTATAGGTTCAATAGAAGATTCTGTATATGCAAAACCATCGCCTTGAGGTACGCCACCAGAAGAACCTTCTATAGCGTTGGTATTCTTGAAGACCTCGATACCTAAATTTTTACCTTCAGTATCGCAAACGTTGGGATTCTTGTTTGTGGGCTCTATCAAAGCTATCTCATGAAGTAGCATTGTATCGTTTAATCCCCTACCCTCTCGCTTAACGGAAATCCAACCGAGTTGCTTTAAAAGTTTTTTGTATTTGATGACCGTGTTTTTTGATAAACCGGATCGCGAGCAAAGCGTGGCTTTATCTTTTTCCTTATTTTTCGTTTTGGGATTCTGCTTATCGTTCGGCCCAAAGCCTACGGACGCATAACAGACGTTGCCTTTCCCAGTAAACGACCACATTGATCCGAAGACGAGTATCATCGGTCCGAGTTGAGAACTCTTTATTCTCTTGTCTTTTGCAAATGCCTCTGGCACACGTAGATGTATTCCTTTCACGATCGTTTCCTTTCTTACGGTGCGGACATATAGTAAGGGCTACGCACGGTAAAGAAGTTTACCCTACTCTACTTCGGGAACATAGGAAGGCTTGGAGCTTTTCGGATGTCCTCGATTGATTCCTCGGCCTTATTGTGAGAGAGGCCGTGTTTAGTTATGTCACCTAAACGGGTACAAATCTAGATCAACAGCCGGAAAACTGTCAAGGAAAAAAGAGACATAATTTTATTATTTGGTGGGGAGGAATTGCCTGCGGGACTCTCACCTCCACAACAGGCTTTTCGGAATCAACCTCGGATGAGATCTATTCGGTACTCTAAAACCCATGTACGATTTTGGGTACACATTTTTTATTCTGCGATAGAAAAAGTTCAATACCGGATTCCAAAAATAACACGCGTGTTATTTTTGATTTAGGAAAAAAATGAAATTTCATCGTCGAGGTTTTTAATGAAGACGGTAAATTCGGTTTCTTTTTCTTTCTTTATTTCAAGGAGGTATTGGTAGACAAACTTTGATTCTTCGTCAGAGATAGTCTCACCTGAATGCTTTCGACTTCTCAAAGATTCAGCTCTCAGCTTCCGAGCCTTCGGCGAATCTTCATTCAAGCTCTTCTCTTTACGCGCAACTGCTTTCTTTTCCTTCAGATGGACCAATGCTTTCCTGAGCGATATCTGTTCCATCTTGAGAACCTCTTCTTCGTTCTCGGCGATCTCCATATATCTGGTGCCCATCATATAGGAAAAAGAACGAGGATTGCCTGACTCAGGGCCGACATTTTTCTCGAACCACTTTTGAAATTTCCCGTGACCAACTAAAGCTTTATGTTCAATCAAAACTTTTCCCAAAGCAATATAGGTCTTCATCTGGGTTTTTGCTTGGTTATCTGCGGCCTCTAAAAGAGAAAAGATTTTCCTTGCGATCGGATCTTGCGTAACGAGTGAAGTTTCTTGACCGTTGTAAACTTCAAGGGAGTCATCGGCGCCAGCGTGCGATCGAAGCATAGCTTCTTCAACACGATCACTTTGTTTTTTTCTACTCATGCAACCTCCCTTACTATCTCTTGCGCAAGCTCCATGAATGCCTCGAAACTTCGATGTTTAGTTGAAAATGGCTCCTTCGCATTTTTTGAATTAAGGAGTGATTCGCTCTTGTAAATGACGGCTTCGGTAGGCGTAAGTCCGACTTTACTTACAATTCTTTTCAGAGCTTCTTCTTTTGAGGCAGTGATATTATTTCGAACTACGCGAAGAGGTTTGATCAGTGCAGGATCGATTTTTTTGTAATGGTTGGTCAAACGGACGATGCCGCTCAAGCCTTGCGTATCAAATTCGACGGGAGCCAAAATCAAATCGGAAACACTCAATGCGAACTCTGTGATTCCATTAACGAGGGGACTCAGGTCCATGATTATGAAATCATAATCGAGTTCATGAATCTGTTGCTCTAATCGGATGCTTAAAGAAGGATCGCCGCGGAACATCCCGTTCGCTGCTTCTGTCAGGCCAACTGTAGGAATAAGATCGAATCCATGAGCAAGACCGGTCCAGATGACATCCTTCAGATCATGAGCCCCGGACAGAACTGTATACCAGTTTTTCTTTTGGAGCTTGGCAGGATAATCTGGGTGGGAGTTGAGACCAACATCCGATAAATTATTGTTTTCTTCGAGGTCCATTAGGAGGACTTTTTTCCCGAGAGTTATGAGAGCCTGGCCAAGTCCCATAGCCACAGTGGTTTTTCCGACTCCACCTTTATGGGCGATAAAACAAATAATGACGGCGCGGCCGATTTTGAAAATTTTAGTTTTCATCTCTGGAGAAACTGTTTTTGGATTATGTTTTTTAAAAGCGGAATTTCCTTTTGGAGTAAATAAAAACGGGATTCGCTTAAAAAACAATTTGGGTGTTGGAAAAAAGAGACATAATCCCTTTAGCGGCAGTTCGGACCGAAACGCGTTTTTGCTCGCGGAAATTCGTGATATAATATTCCCTGTGAAAACGAGAGTAGTTTTTACCAACTTGTACAAAAAATCTTGATTTTTGGTACTGAAACTAAGTAATATACGGTCCGATAAGTACCGCAAGGGGAAAGAGGAAACCCAACAATATGAGCATCGTGAGGAAAAATCTAAATTTAGGAAGATCCACAGGAAAGAGTCTCGTTGTAGGGATGGCTCGTGCATTCGATTTATTTGGAGTCATCGACGCAGAAGGCTTACGAGAAATTTATGCAAAAACCGATTCTGAAATATTAAGGGAAGATATGGAAATCGTAGGTAGAAATTTCCGTAGAGTCGTAATTCGTCACGCACGAGCATTGCCTTCCGGATCTAAAAATGAGTGATCAGCAAAAGGAAGAAGCAAAACAACCTGAAAGGAATAAGTTTATAAATGTAGATTTAGGAAATCCGCATCTCCAAAAAATACAAACTCGACAAGTTATTTCTGCCAGCTATCAAGGCCCATTTCCGCCTCCAGAAATGTTGGCTAAGTATGAGAACATTCTTCCTGGTTTCACCGAACGGACGATGAAGATCCTTGAGAAACAAACTGACCATAGGTTCCGTTCCGAAGATAAGATTATTGATAAGTCTTTTTCCCACCAAAAGACGGGTCTATGGTTAGGAGGTGGAATCTGTGCTTTGGCAATTCTTTCGGGGACTGCGATTAGTATAATAAATCCAGAGTCGGCGGCCGGATTTGCAGTAATTATCAGCGCCCTTGCTGGATTGGTTGGTGTATTTGTAACCGGAGTCGTAATCTCGAAAAAAGCTGAAAGGACGGAGGAGATTGCTATTGATCAAACTGACGAACTTCCTCCTCACATTAGCAAAATGTAATTGGTAAATTTATTTCCAGCCAATCTCAAACCAAACAAGCACCTCGCAAATCTCCACGCCCACAAATAAAGATCCGCTTTCCATAATATTCTAATTGAAGTTTCGAACCTTCTGTGCGACATAATTAAATTATGTCTCTTGATTTAACACTTCAAAGGCCGGTCGCAAAGTCCATGGACGTCTCGATCATGGACTGTAAGTCGATGTCGGAAGAGTTGCTACATAGAATTAAGTCTTTCGTATCATCGGTCTATTCGGATGCAGGATACTCCGAGACCCCATGGAAGAATCAGAATTACGACCCATGGTCTACATGGTTTTGGGTCGAAGTCCGAGGGGAACTTCTTGCTGCGATGCGGATCGTTGAAAAGACTCCGGATAATATCATTCCGCTCGAAAAGGCGGTTATCTACGGAATAAAGAATCCATTCCTTCATTATGCAGTTTTAGAAGAAAACGTTGCCGATTGGAATGCGGTTGCATTTAAGTCCAGTAGAGAAGGAGTTCTCGCAGCGAAAAAAACATTCCGAACAGTGGCGAAGTTCTGTGCGGATAAGGGATATTATATCGTGTACGGAATGTATAATCCCGAACTTTCAGGAATAGAAAATTTGTATCTTCGAGAAGGTGCTGAGATATCGGATCGATACCCGGCTTACTGCTATTTTCCGGGCTTTAATTTGAAAGGCGAACTTTCAAAATTTAACGTGATCGAGTTAAGGAAAGATTCTTTACAAAAAATTGCCTCAAAATTGTAGTAAAATGCGGTATTTGAGTATACATTTTACATGCACGCGACAAACATCTTTAACGTAGTTATTGGATTCTTTTTATTTTTTTTGGGATTGTATGTTCGGAACGCCGGATCCGGACGCGTTGCTCAGAAAAAATTCTTTTGGCTTTGTGTGGCGCTTTCCCTTTGGATGCTTTGCCATGGTCTCCGAATTTTACTTCCTGATTCCCTTAGAGAACTTGCACTGAACTGGACGTTGATTCCGATCCTCTTCGTCCCACACATTCTTTTCCAGGTAGTCCAGGCGATATTCGGAGTCGGAAACCACTTCCTCTTTCGGAACATCTCAATTCATTTGCATTCATTGATTTTGATTTATATGGTAGGATCAGTATTCCTTTGTAATGCGGTTGAGATAAAGGATCCGGATAGATTCACCTACCAGCCTAATGCAAATTATCACTTAATCATAACGTATGAACTGATTTACATTTCTTACTCTTGTTATTTACTCATGCGAGCTCTCTTTCGTTTCGACGGAGATTTAAGAATTCGAGCGTTCCTGTTGGCGATCGGAACGGTATCCGCTTTAGCGTTTACAATTACATGCGTTTGGGCGCTGCCTATGCTCGGGTTATTTTGGGCTTCCAAGAGTATCTTTGGATTCATACCTTTTTCATTATTCTGGGCGACCGCAGTTTTGCATTACGACACGTTCGAGATACGCGAGAAAATTTTGGAAGGCATGCCCACGCCGTTGCTTTCGAGATATTCCTCACGGATCATGTTAGGTCTTTATGCGTTGCTTGATCCTTCCGGATATTCCATGAGGATCGCAGAAAGCAAGCTGGCTGTTACTGCGGGTATATTGTTCGAGGATTACTATCTTCGAGAGTCATATCGCTTGAGTATGCAGACCAGAGCCGAGGCGCTATCTGAGAAATTTAAACATAGAATAAAATAGAAGGATGAAATTATGAAATTACTAATACTGTTATCAGGGTTGTTTATTTTTACGAATTGCGTGAGTCTTGCTCCAAGGGAGGAGAGGAGCATTTCTACTATCTTTGAGACTGGAGTAAAGAAAGGAGATGCTTATCAAAGGGCATTGATCTACTTGGCTAAAAGTTTGAATAACGGAAACCTTGCGATTCAAGTTCGCGATGAATCGCAAGGCCGGATTGTTTCGTTAGCTCAAATAAAATGCAACTCTTATAAACGTTGGAAATATCCTATGAATCAAGTATGGGTTGATTTCAATATAGATTTCACAGCGAAAGATCAAAAAGCACGTATTATTTTTGACGATATCGTTCTCGGATTGTTTGATCCTTATGGAAGAAAAGGTGCGTTCCAAGAACCTCTCGATAAAGAGGATACTGATTCAATCGATAAAGAATGCCTGGAACCGATACGTGCGGAAATCATACGATCAGTAAAAGGGCAGGTGACAATCGCACCTTCGCAAGATTTTTAAGAAATTTCATTTTTAAAATTTCTCACGAGCGCCTTCACTAAAGATTGTCGTTCTGGATTTAGCATAAAATAATCGCACAGCATAGCTTTGGCTTCTGGATCGCGGTTAAGATTAAAAAGAAGTTGATCGATCTCACCGATGCGATTCTGCAATTCCTCTTTAAATTGATCGGTCCGCATTTCCGGACCGATGCCGTATTGCGACCATTCCTTCCTGAATCCCCACACAAGTTCCATCGTTACGGCAAGCAAGTCAGAAATATCCCGCGATCCTGCAAGTATGTTTGAAACTTGTTGTTTCGAAATCCCGACTTTCCTTCCAAATTCCGTATTATTTAGTCCGCTGAATTCTACGATTTTCCGGAAACGGTCTTTTTGTTTTTCGAAATTTTCGGTATTCAATGGGTATTTTTTCTTGACAAAGTATTCAATGAATACTACGGTCATTCCTATCTGACCCGTAAGTATTCGGGGAACACGAAACACGAAACAGGGAATAGGCCACAAATGCAAGGAAAAAGTACTACAGACATTATGTCCGATAAAGCGAACGGGCGTAGAATTGTGTATCTCCTGCATGAATTGGAAGAAACGATCCACGGCCGAGCAGAGTCGATCGGAGTGAGCGAACTCACCTACCGAAAGACAATTTATCGCCAAGCTGGGAATCAAGAAGTGATCAGCGATCTTACGATGCTCGGTATCGATCATGACCTAACCCCTTTTGACAAAAGAAAAGAAAGGGTTCCGCGCTGGCTTAAAGAGTCGGCAGCATCCTGAAAGAAAGAAGCGAATAGAATTTCGGGAATAAAAAAGCCGCCTTGGCGGGCGGCCCTTTCGATAAACAAAAGAATGTAGCAACTCTCTGTTTATCGAAATTCCCACCACAGTCAATCAAATTTTTGAATGGAGAGTAAACGATGAATCGTAACACGACAGTCGCATCGCTGGGCATGAGAGCCCACTTGGCGTTTCAAGCCTTCGCGCTTAGAAACGATTACACTCCTTCCGAAGAGGAAAAACTCATGATTCTCAGAACGGAAGGACTCGCAGACGAACTCGAAGAGGCAATGTTTAAGAACGAACAAGTCCTTCCGGAAGGAACGGAGGCCGCATGATTATGGATGCTGATCTTCAAATGCAAGGTTTGAAATCTATCATAAAGGTGGAAGCGCCTGTCGAAGGATTGGAACTGCTTCATCAGGATGTTCGACAAGTTTGCGACTGGCTCTTCGAAGAGAAGAGAAAGCGGAGTATTCAGGAATCGAGATTAAGGATTCGTGTCGCTTACAAGAAGTGTCGGAGAAGGGTGAAGTATCTCGAAAATAAAATCAAAGAACGCGACAAGGCTCTGATCGAGATCGAAAACAAAACGGATCGGATTGTGGCGGATATTAAAAAATCTTACGGGATAAAGGTAATAGCATGAGCGCGACCGTAAACGAGAACCAACTCATTCTCCCTAATGGAGAGATCAATCCTCAAGCGTATGTGAATGATCCTTTAAAAAAATTGGAGGAGTTACAAAGAGCATTCCCTCCAGATAAATTCAACATGATAGGGTTCAGTCAATTCCTTATGAATAGACTTCCGGAAGGAGTAACTCTCCTACCGCAGTTCGTCACAGTTACCGCCTTGGATCTTTGGGATGAGACCAACGCCGAAGAGGTGCGCTTAAAGCCGGGTCATGTGATGCTTCGTTCTGAGAAAGTTATCAACATCGGGCAGGCTATGGGAATTAAACTTCGTAAGGTTCGCGAGGACCGCGAAGTAAAGGTCGGAAGTGTTCCTCACTTGGAAGCGGCGTGGGTTGCGTCAATGAATCTTCCGGATGGAACAGTCGTGGAAACTTCTGTCGTTACGAAGAAACTTCCGCTATACACTTCTACCGGTAAACTCCAAGTCCATCTTTCCGAGAGTCTCGAAAGAAAAGTAAAACGAAATGCGATCAAGGAACTCTTGAACATTCCAACCGCAATGCCTCGCGACCAAGCGCAGAAAATGTGGGTTTGCGTGAAGTCTGTTTTCGATCCGGATTCCGAGTTCGGAAAAAATAGACTCAAGGAAATTCAAGGGTCCGCGGTTGCCGCCGAAACTTTGCTTTTCGATACCGACACCGAATTCACTCCACCACCGGTGTTCGATCCGATGGAAGCAAGAAAGCGAGGAGAAGAGATCGGTAAAAAACTTCAAGAGGCAAAGTCTCGGGAAGACATAAAGAAGATCATGGAGCCTCTGAACTCCTCCGAATTCGATGCCTTTACGTGGAACGCGATCCGCGCGATCGCAAACCAGCGTCACCAGGAATTGAAACCTGCGGGAGGTGCTCAGTTATGAAAGTCGGACACATCGCAGACATCCACCTCAAAGGTGGATGGGACACCGAGGAAGCGAGAGCTCTTTTCAAAGCGGCGGATCTTTTCATCGCGCAAAATGTTCGACTCGTTTGTGTGAACGGAGATGTCTACGAAGACGTCTCCTCTCCTGAAGACAGACTCGTTTTCAAAGATTTTCTTCACCGCCTTCACATGGACGGAATCATGACGATCGTCCTTCGTGGAAATCACGATAAGGCGAACGATCTCAAAGTTTTCGATCAAGCGGTTCCTTTGATCTACCATTGGGAGTTTGAAAAACCTGGTTTTGTGGATCCTCCATCCGGAGTGGAAAAAAGTCTGATGGTCTACGCGATCCCACATTTCTCCGCAGGTGCGCTCGCTCTGAAATCCGGTTCGGTAGAAGAAATGAATTCTTCCGGAACGGAATTGTTCACCGATCTTTTGGAAAACGCTTTCCAAAACCTTCGGCAACACGACGGCCCGAGGCTGGTCCTTTTCCACGGAACTGTCTCTGGAGCGAAACTTGATAACGATCGGATTCCGCGCCAAAACGGAATTCACCTCCCTTTACCCGTTCTCGAATCACTTGACTGTCCGGTTGTCGGTGGCCACTACCATAAGCCGCAGAACGTAGGAGGAAAGGTTTGGTATTCCGGATCAATCACACGCCAGACCTGGGGAGAAGCGGAAGACGACAAAGGCGTTCTGATTTGGGAAATGGACTCCGAAGGGCACTGGTTTCCTGAACCGGTCTTCCATTCCCTGAACCCGGTTCCGATGATCACCGTAAACGCTGAATGGAACGGGGAAAAGCTCATCGATAAAAGCACACAGCTCGAGATCGATCCGACTTCCTTCGCTTCCGAGTCCAAGCTCCGGCTTCGCTTCGATGTTCCGGAAAGCCTCGTTCACACAGTCCCGAAAGACCTTGCGGCGAGGTTCAGAAATTCCGAGGAGATCAAGATCGAAAAAACAATCCAGACGACTACCGCCGTCCGATCGGAAGCGATGGGGTCAGCGATCACGATCGAGGATTCCCTCCGAGTCTGGCTCGAAGCAAAAGGAAAAACTCCGGAAGAAATCGAAGTCCATATCCGCGAATACCGAAAAGTAAAACAGAACTCCGCGATCGAAAATTCAGAGGAGGCCGCAGCATGAAACTGATTCGTATTTCCTCTAAAGGATCTATCCCTTTTCCGGAAGAAATGACGTGGAACGTTCCTGGCGTTTCCGGGAAAAAAATTGCTATCACTGGAACAAACGGGGCGGGGAAATCCACTCTCCTCGACTTGATTTCGATGGCGTGGTTTGGAACGGCTCCGAATCGGAAGTCCCGCTCCGGAAGAGACGAAGGTGCGATTTATGAATGTTTCACGAAGAAAGATTCATTCATCGAAGTCGAAGCAGAATTCGGAAACGATATCTGTCTCGTGAAACGTCTGATCGATCCGAACGCGAAAACTCAAAAGCCTTACCTCTATTGGAACGGGAAGGCCGTCACTGAAGGAAAGATCAAGGAGTTCGGAGAGAAGTTTTTCCAACTTACGAACCTGAACGAGAGCGTCTTTCTTTCCGCGGTTTACCACGCACAAAACGGGAAAGGTCATGTTGTCGGACTTGATCAAAAAAGCGCGAGAGCATTGATCGACGACCTGCTTGATCTTTGGAAGTTCGACGAAGAATTTGAAGAATTCGACACGCTTCGGAAATCGATCGAGACAGAGGTAAGCGGGGACATTCTGGTTCTCAAAAATCTTTCGGATGGGAAGGAAGAGCCTGTCCTTCTAAGAACTCAGATCGATTCTACAAAACAGACGATAGAAACTATTGAATCCGGGCTTGCGCTTTTTCGGAAGGCCGAATCGGAAGCAGTACAGAGTCTCGCCGATTTGAAAGCAAACGCTCTGGAAACAAGAGAGTATCTGGATAAGAAAGATCGATTGGAAAAAGAATACTACACGGAGATTGAAGCACTCAAGAATTTAACTACGCGCCGAGATAACAATCAGGTTCTTGTCTTGGATCGTAAGGCGGAGATTCTCCAAGCCGTCGAGGAAAATGAGCAGTTTGGAAAAAAAATCCTGCTACACAAGAAGATCCTAAATCAGCTTCAAGACCAATTTTTTTCGGTGAACGCAGTCATAGATGAAGAAGCGAGAGCGTATAAAGCCGAAATTGAGAATCTTCAAACAAAAATAGTTTCCCTCGAGGAAAATAGGGATATCGAAAAGGCGAGTGTTTCTTCTTTCAATTCTCTCCTGACGAGAGTTCAAACCGAACTTCAACAGGCGCGAAAAAGTTCCGCTCTATTGTCTGAAGTCCCATGCAAAGGGAAGATTGTCGAAGGCGTCGATCTTCCGGAGGCATGTCCTTTGCTCAAAGACGCGAGATCAAATCATTCACGAATTCTCGATTTAGAAACGGAAGAGTTGAAACTCAAAAATAGTTTAGCAGATCGTCCGGACGTAGAAACGCCTGTGCTCGAAGCAAGGGCGGAGCTCAAGTTTGCACAAGCTGGGCTGGAGCTCCTCCGAATTGATCCGAGAATAATCGCGCTTAAAGAAAAAGAATCCGAAAATGGAGCTGTGATTCGAGAAATTGAGTCGGTCCTTAACGACTCCAAGTTCAAGGATCTTTTGAAGATGGCACCGGAGCTTTCGGTCGCAGACGAACGAGTTAAAGAATACGACCGCCAGATCAATTCCGTAAGCGAACGAATCTCAAACATCGATTCAGAGCTTTACTCTGTAAACGAGTTCCTTTCTACCGTCAGCGAAGTGTCGAAGACGATCGAAGAGAAGGAAGAGGCGCTTTCTAAGATTAGAGCAAACATTGAAGACCAGACCGAAGAACAAAAAAAACACATCGCAACGCTTGGCGGATTGGTATCTCGTTTAGAAAAAGCAGTCGAGACTCAAGCTCGAATCGAAGAGTTTCAAAAATCAATCTCTGAAAAGTACGAACGACTGACACTTCTGAAAACCTTGTGCGAAGGACTTTCACCGAAAGGCGCGCGAGCTCTCAAACTCGATGCGGCTGGTCCGGAAATTTCCGCAACGATCAACGCGATTCTTTCCGAATGCTTCGGAGGTCGATTCAAGGTTCGCCTCAGCACAATCAAAGAAACCGGTTCAGGAAAAGACAAAGAGGATTTCTCAATCCTCGTTCTCGATAACGAAACCGGAATCGAAACGCTCGTGGAAAACAAATCGGGAGGGGAAGCCGCGATCATCAAAGAAGCGATCTCCCTCGGTATGGCCGCCTACAAGCGGAACAAAACGAACGCGGATATCCGCACTCTGATCCGTGACGAATCGGACGGAGGACTCACTTCGGAGAACGCTCATTTCTACCAAAAGATGCTCGATCGAGCATTGACGGAAGGTCGTTTCGAACAGGTGATTTTCATCTCTCATAAGAAGGAGATCCAAGAGATCGCGGATCGAATCTTCTTCGTGAAAGACGGTAAGGTGACGGAAGTCGCCGCTTAAACAAACGCAGTCTCCTTGGCGGAGGAGATGAAGAACCCTGGGAAACTAATGTAAGCCGGCCGCCACCGGCACTTTGGGAGAAAGAATATAAATGAAACGGCATGAAGATGATCCTTACTTCTCTTATCGAAATCGGAGAATACGGCTCGGTCTTTCATATATGAGTCTTGGAGAATATAAAGCCGCTAAGGCGGAACGTCCGAAAAATCGGATAGGAAAAATGATTTCACCTCCGTGGTGTGCAGAGTTCGGAATAGATCCTTCTCACAGAAGTATTGCCCTTAAATCCGGTCACGTTCGTGAAAGGGATTTGCGCAGGATCATTGAGGATCACGAGGCGAAAGCGGAAGCCAGTTTGCAGCGATGGAGTCGTAGTTATAATCGAAAGCGGGCCGAGATAAACAAACGGTTACTCGAAGAATACAGAAAAAACGGAATTTTGATTCCGGACGAAAAGGAGAAAGGAAAGTGATTCAACATCTATCAGGAAACCGAGCATGGATTCTTTGGCCGGACGATGGCGATCCTCCGATCGCTTTGGAATTTTATAGAGGAGGATTCGCTCTTTCACAGAATGGAAGCTCCGTGTATATTCCGTTCAATGCCATACAAGAGCTATCCAAGGCAGTCAAAGACGGCAAAAAAATAAGCGAATCAGAATTCGAACGGAAGGACGGAGACATGGAGATCATTCGAAAATACAATGCTCTAAAGAATGAGAAGGGGGTAGCATGACACCCGAAATAGGATTCTTACTTCTAATGACGCTCCTCGCAGGACTTGGGCTTTGGAGATTTCTTTCCAAGACTGAAACTCCGATCGAAGCGGCAAACGCGACTAACGTGGATTCCAAGAGCGCGAAGCCTATCAATTTTTTGGAACCTTCAATGAGACATAAAAAGGAGGGAAGCAGATGAGAGAAGAACCGCTTATCGCGATCCTAAAAAAATACAAGTTTGAAGAAACGTCCTATCCGGATAAATTCTATGGACCCGGCCAGATCATCGCAACGATCGGCGACGAGGTAACTTTCACTCTCGCGGGAAGGATCGTTTTCAAAAGCGACACCCTCGTCCGGATTCAAGACTTTCTCTGCGGATATTGCGTCACGACTATCGACTACTTTAAAGTGTCGTGGGCGTACGGTAAATTTACGTATCTGCCAGCGAAGCAGGTGATTCCTTTCGAAGAACGATTGAGACTGTTCCAATCTGAACAAGAAGAACTTCTCGAAGCGGGTAGATGAGCGATAAAGCGATCAAAACTTTTAGGGTCAATAAGAAAGAGACGTTTTACAAAACGATCAATACCGAATTCTTCTTTGTCCCAAGCCTTCCGTTGGAGGCAAAAGGTCTTCTTGGCCTCTGCCTCGCTCGTCCCGATGATTGGATCATAAATTTTTCCGAGACTCAGCGACACTCTTCCAATGGCGAGACGTCTCATCGATCAGCTTGGAAAGCCCTGGAACGACATGGATATTTCCATAGGAATCGATTTAGAAACGAGAAAGGGGAATTCGTCCATGAATATATCATATACGAACACCCGTCACTCAATCCGCATTTTTCAGGTATTGTTCCAGAAATCAAAAAGCGGAAAAACCCAGACGTGAAAATCAAGTCTGGACAACCGGAAGACGTCCAGACCCCAGAACCCACACGTGGAAATCCACCTGTGGAAACCCACGCGCGGACATCCACGTCCGGCAATCCACCGCCGGAAAATCACGACCTACTAAATATTAACCAACCTAGTACGGATCTACCAATTACGGAAGAACCAAAGAAGAATGAACCTATTACGGAAAAAGAGAGAGAGAAGAGTTCCCTCTCGGAAGAAATTACGTTCCTGAATGTTCACCGCAAGATCATCGAGCTGATGGCAAGATACAAACTCAAATACAATGAGAAGGAATCCAAGGAGACCTCTGCGATAAACTGGTTTATGACGGAGGGGCATGAAGCGGCGTTGATTTATGAGTTAATGGAAAATTTAATTTTCATTAAAGATTCCGAACTATACCGCGATGATATGAAATTTTGGAAACCCATCCCTATAAAAATTTCCTCAGCGAAAAGTTACATCGATCAAATCAGAGCGACTTCGGAAGCCTTACGAATTCCGAAGAAGATGTCATGGGACAAGCCAGAACTTAAATCGAGGGGACCGGAAGATTTCGAATTTTTTGAGGACTGGATCCAAGATCAAAAAATTACGCCAGAAACAAAACGACTCATCCTAAGTGCAAACTCTCCGGAGGAATACTTCGATCCCGAGTCGAAGAATCCAAAGGTTCTATACGCAAAATCATTTTACGAAGCATTCAAGAAAGCAAAGGGGGGAGCATGCAAGTTCAAGAGGCCGGCAGCATGAGAAAAGATCTGGATGAATCGATCCGATGGCATCTTAGCAACGGCTACAGAATCAAAAGGATCGCGGAAATTTTAGAGGAGCGAGGCGCGACAGTGGATCTCGTTCAGAAAGTTCTCGAGAAGATGGAAAAGGAACGTGCCGAACTGGCGAGGAAAGGACGTGAGTCAAAATAAAGTTATTAGACAATACGAGGTTACGAACATCGCTTTCAAGAAGGAGGGTTTGGAGATTCGCGTTCGAGATAATTACTCCGGACGTCCCTACACACTTCCGGAGTTTCCACTCAACGATGACAAAGTAATGAATGCCTTCAATTCGTTCCGCTTGGATGTAAATGAGATCTGCGAGATGAATCTGGATTCAGAGGAAACGTATCTGATCCAGCCTACACAAATTACTTTCAAAGGAAAGCTCGGTGAAGGGCTCCAAGTTCAGATCGAAGTTACGAAGAAACTTCCTCATTCCGGAGACGCTTGGAAATTCAAAACTCCAAAGCGATTCGAAAGAAGCCGAGATCCGAAAGTTCGGATAAGTGAAGCGATGATGACCCGAATCGAATACTTCAAGGATTCGGTAAACCGAATGATCCGGGAAGAAGGCGTTCTGAACGTTCCTAAGAGAGCCGAGCAACAACTTCTTTTTGAAGGAAATTCGGCTGCCTGATGGAATCCTTGCAACGCTATGACGTCAAATGTCCGTATTGCAACCATGGTCAAGAGATCAATCACGACGATGGGTATGGATACGATGAAGGTGTTTTACATCATCAAGATTGCGTATCCTGCGATAAGATCTTCGTATTCACAACCCAGATTAGTTTCAATTATGAAGTTAAAGCGGCGCTCTGCTTGAATGAGGAGGCTGATCATAAATGGAAGTCAACGCAAACTTTTCCAAAGCAATTTACAGAAATGATCTGTCAAGATTGCGGGGAGCGCCGAAAGCCAACAGAGAGGGAGTGGTTAGAAATTAACTGAATCTGACGATGAGACGAGACCGCGAGATTACAGTTGACGATTTCTATGGAGCTCTCGAAGAGGGAGCCCGTAGAGAAGCGGAGCGGAATAAAATCGCTCCGCCGAAGCGTGAAGATCGCGGTCCGTTCACGGAAGAAAAATATTACGATGTTGTTTCTCGAAAAACAGGGGAGGCGTGTTTTGCTTCACGGATTCGTCCAAGCGATCCCGAAACCGGAACGGAAGCGATGTATCAAGTTATCCGCCGCGGCGATCTCTTGCCTCGTTGGATGACGGCTTCCGATTTCGTGACGCAATTCAAACGCCTGGAAGGAATTCCGGAGCCGGTTCGAATATCTTGGATCGAATCCGATTACAAAAAAATCGCAGTGGAAGAAGACAACGTTTCCGGAGCGCTCCTTGCGAGCTGGCAGAACCGAGTTCTCAGAAAAAACGAACGCACTATGAAGGAGAGTGCATGAGCCAAACAAAATTTGTATTCTCTCAAAATAAGAAGGGGCAGAACACCCTCAAGTTTATGGACACCAAAAATCGGATGTGTTCCATTGTCGAAAGCGAACCGATAGGAAAGGAACCTACGATTTGGTGCGGGCCCGATACCGCGGATCGTATGCGCTTGAGTCGAAGGCAAGCCGGTGAACTCGGGGAGATCCTCACAAAGTATTCCGAAACGGGGTCTTTCGAATGAGCGTCCTAAAATCGGTTCCCTCCTTCGAAAAAAGTCAGTTCGATGCGCTTGACGAGAAGATTCTCATCGGCATCGATCCCGGAGTAAATACCGGGTTCGCCGCCTACAGTCGGGAATCTCGGAAGTTGGTCCACGTTGCGACCTACGGAGTCCTCAAAGCGCAGGACGAAGTTTTGGCGTATTGGGAAAAAGACAAGTCGCTCTGCCTTCTCATCGAAGACGCACGAAAACGAAAGTGGTTCGGAGACAACGCTGGCGCGAAACGCATGGGTGCGGGATCCGTAAAAAGAGACTGCAAACTTTGGGAAGAGTTCTGTAACAAGAACGGAATTCCTTTCCGTCTCGTTCATCCGAAGAAGGGCGGAACGAAGAACAAGCCCGCAGAATTCCAAATTCTTACCGGTTGGACCGGAAGAACGTCCAGTCACGCGCGAGACGCGGCGATGATCGTTTACGGAAGAGGGCGGTATTGATGAGTTACGTTAGGCCGCCAGTCCATCCGGAGATTTGGAAATTCGAACCTATCCCGCACAACGATCGTGTCTTCATTCCTGTAACAGTCGAGAAGACAAACGCATTTTGCCGTCCGATCGGTTTCGAAAGGAGTTCCGAGATCGTTGTCGTTTCGGACATAGATGATTTCAGTTTCACGAAGAGGGAAGAAAGATGAACGAATACCTGCTCAAAGAAATCCCGAAAAAAGCGATCTCAGTTCGTCAGCCGTGGGCAACGCTGATTGTGAGCGGCATTCTAACTCGCATCGAAGACCAAAGCCCTGAATGGGAAAAGAAGGATATAGAGAATCGAACACGGAAGACAAATTTCCGCGGTCAAATTTTCATCCATGCGTCTAAAACTTTCGATCGAATGGCGTATAGGAAGTTGTGTAAAATCTTCCCGGAGCGAGTAGTAAAGATTTTCTATTTCGTTTACGGAAGTAATTTCGCGGAAGTCCGTGGTGGAATTGTCGGTGTTACGAATATTGTCGATTGCGTTGAAACCTCAGAATCCGTCTGGTTCGAGAAATCTGGTTTCGGATATGTGTTGAAGGATTCGTTTCCACTTCCATTCCATCTAACGAAAGGGGCGCTTTCTCTTTTCGAGCCGAAAATCTCAGACGAATATCTGAACGAAATTTCTCGTTTGTGGAAAAAACCATTCACGTTCGAACCGCAACCGGAATTCGAAATCACAGGGATCGGTAAGATAGGATGATTACGACCGCTATCAGATCTCCTGCCGATACGGTGGACCTACTTGTGGATAAATATAACGCGTGGTCAGAGCGAAAGGGATACGGAAGTTCCGGGCTTCACCGGGAGCGTGATGACTTCTTTTCCGGAAGATGGAACTACGGACAGGATTTTCGGAATCATTCGAAATATCCGGGAGCCTACGCTCTTCAGGAGATCCAGCGAATCGAGGCGATGCTCCCCAACAAGGGCAAAGCGCTCCATCTGTTTTCCGGATCGCTTCCGCCTTCGGAACTCTACGGACGGTTCGACGTAAAGCCGGAAGTTCTCGGAACTCTCGCTCCGCTCGACCGATGCGGGGACGCGACGGAACTCTCAAAGCACTATCCGGAAGACACCTTCGACACCGTTGAGGCAGATCCACCGTGGAACAAAGAACACGCGATCAAAACCTACAAGCTCCCTCTCGTGAATAAGGAAAGGGTGATGGACGAGGTTCACAAAATCTTGAAACCCGGCGGGCTTCTCATTTGGAAAGACGCTTACAAGCCGCGGTATTCCCGGAAGAAGTGGGCTTACATCGGAATGATCGCCGTCGATCCGTCCACGGGACACATCGATCGGTCTTTTCGTTTTTTTCAGAAAGTCGCGTAAGAATTTTTAGAAAAATATCAGGAGAATAAAATGTGCATATCCGAATTACACGGTAAGAATGTTCCAATCAAACTTTGGACGAGACAAGAAGAGGTCGAGGAACAAGCACTCGGCCAACTGAAAAACATCGCAGAACTTCCGTGGGTTTTCAAACACGTTGCGGTGATGCCAGACGTCCACTATGGAAAGGGTGCAACCGTCGGTTCCGTAATCGCAATGAAAGACGCGGTCTCACCGGCTGCCGTCGGAGTAGACATCGGTTGCGGGATGATGGCCTCGAAAACAAACCTCACCTCAAAAGATCTCCCTGAATCCTTGAAACAGATCCGTAGTCAAGTCGAGAGAGATATCCCTGTCGGATTCAACGCACACGACGACGAAGTTTTTTCCAAGTTGTTCACAAAGGGGCCGAATGCGGAACTCGCCTCCCATCTCATGGGAAATTTTCCTTATCTCAGCCACACTGTCCAAGATCTTTCCCAAAAAATGAAGACTCAAATCGGGACTCTCGGAGGAGGGAATCACTTCATAGAACTCTGCGTTGACACTGAGGACAACGTCTGGTTGCTCCTTCATTCGGGTTCCCGGAACATCGGAAAAACTCTTGCAGAGCATCATATCGCGATCGCTCGCGGACTCATTCACAACGAAACTCTTCCAGACAAGGATCTTGCGGTTTTCCTGAGCGGGACTTCTGAAATGCGGGAATACGCTCGTGATCTTGCTTGGGCGCAACAATATGCCTACCTGAACAGAGTTACGATGATGGAGCTCTATAAGAACGCAATCAAGCGTTACATTCCTCACATGGAAACGACATTCGACGTTATCTGTCACCATAACTACGTGTCGGAAGAAACTCACTTTGGGGAAGACGTGATCGTAACCCGCAAAGGTGCAATTTCTGCGAGGAACGGAGAATACGGAATCATACCCGGTTCGATGGGGGCAAAATCCTTTATAGTGAAGGGACTCGGAAATCCAGATTCTTTCCACTCTGCTTCACATGGTGCAGGTCGTAGACTCTCGCGCAATAAAGCAAAAGCTCACTTCTCAGTCGAGGATTTGGAAAAGCAGACTCATGGGGTGGAATGTCGTAAAGATCTGGGTGTTCTCGATGAGATTCCGGGTGCCTACAAGGATATCATACAGGTTATGAAATACCAGGAATCGCTCGTTTCCATCGTGGCAGAACTAAAACAAGTTATGTGTGTGAAGGGGTAGGGCTATTATGAGCGATTTCGAAACTTTTGAGCTGGTCTCGGGTTATACGATTTTCTATACACTTCTCGGATTCTTTGCGATCTGGATTTTTCTTTGGCTTCCGCTGAAATGGATCGTGTTCCATTTCTTTCCCGATGATCCGAAAGAAGCCAAAGAAATCATCGTAAGACCTGTTCCACCTATCCCGAAGGGCGAGGACTATGAAGAATGAGGTTACAATGAGTAGAGAGGAAATATCGTTCAGTAATTCCGATATTGAGATCGCAAAAGAAATACGGAAATATACCGGAGTGGATTTAGAGACGGCCTGTCAGCGGATTCTTGAAGCTAAGGCTTGCGGCAATATTTCCGAACAAGATATCCAACTAAAAAAATTTTGGAAGGTGTATGAAGCCATTGGACTACCGAACTATTTACCTCCCGATCCGTATGGTCTCGCCTATGTGGATCGGAACGGAACGATCGTCACCTGTGAAAAAATGAGAGAACAATGGAAAGGAGGGAATTCCTCCCTGTTCCAAAAACGAGATCCACGTTGTCGATACTGCGGACGTCGGGATACAGGCTCCGCACTCTGCGCAGGTTGCGGCGCTCCACTCTGACCAATTCCAAAAATCGCTTTCCTTTTCTGTAAAACTGTGAAGTGTGAGATTGGAGACTCCATGAACAAACGTTCGAAATATTCGCAACGATATCGACGCGAAATAAAACGAGAAATGCTTTTCAAATCTTCACTCGAATTTATGGAAAGGTATTGGACCATCGAATGGGAACGTCGCGGAAAAGCGTTCGCAGAGCCCCTTTCCACCGATCCGAATTTCCATAAGAAAGACTTTTTCAAAATCACAAGATAAATTCCACTACCCAACGAACGATAGGAGATAAATAGGGATTCTTCCCGTGAGCAAAAAACCGACCAAACAAAAAAAACCGGGAAAAAAACCGGATCAAAGCCCACCGATCGGAAAAAACAACCCACCACCTGAAACGCAGTTCCAACCAGGAAATGACGGCCATGGAGGAGGGCGGAAACCCGGTTCCCTCAACTGGAAAACGGTTGTATCGAAACTCGGTGAAGAACCGATGCCGGAAAAATTCATCGCCAAACTTCGAAAGAAAGGCTGGATCATTCCGGCTAACGCAACCCGCCAGGAAACCCTTGTCATAGGACAATTCTACGCCGGTGCCGAAGGCGATGCGAAAGCGGCACTTTTCATTTCAAACCACTCCGGAGGGAATCTCGCGGAAGCGGTGGACCTCCTTAATAAACTCAATCTGGAAAAACTTTCGGAAACTCAGTTGAAACGTATAGCGAACGGTGAAGATCCTATCCAGGTTTTGATTGGCGATTTCCTCAATACTCAAAATTCCGATTGAGTTAAAGGCTAAGGTTGCCTTAGAGCTCAAACGCCGGAGAAAGGAAGAAGACACCGGAAGAAAACTCACCTTCCGGGAATGGATCGCGATCTATGCCTCGCACTTCAAATTCTACCGGCACACTGAAATCCTAATCGAACAGCTCCAACTCGTAGTCGAGGGGAAACGAAAACGGCTCATGATCTTCATGCCGCCACGACACGGGAAATCAGAACTCGTTTCTCGGCTCTTTCCGGCGTACGTGCAATACTATCGAAGCCGGTGGAACATCGGACTTTGTTCGTATTCAGCTTCGCTCGCTTTCACTTTCGGTCGAGTAGCCCGGGATTTCTTTATGAAATCCGGTGGAGAAGTCGCCACAAAGAAAAAAGACCACTGGTCCGCGTATCATGGCGGCGAGATGTGGTCGGCCGGCGTTGACGGATCTATAACCGGAAAGGGATTCCATATCGGGATCATCGACGATCCGCTCAAAAACTGGAAAGAGGCGAAATCTCCGACAATTCGTCAAGCTATCATCGAATGGTATCTTTCCACGTTCTACACTCGGAAAGAACCGGACGCCGCGATAATCCTGTGTATGACTCGCTGGAGTCTTTACGATCTCGCCGGCTGGATGCTTGAACAGGAAAGCGATGAGGACGGTGGAACGGAATCCTGGCACATCGTCAATTTCGAAGCACTCAAAACGAATCTGCATTTTGCATTCCCGAAATCCTGCACGCTCGAACCGGATTGGAGGAAAGAAGGGGAAGCGCTCTGCCCAGAACGTTACCCGGTCGCGGAACTGAACAGAATCCGGAAACGCCTTGGAACGTTTTTTTTCTCAGCCCTCTACCAACAACATCCAATTGCCGGCGACGGTGGGATCATCAAGAGGGAATGGATTCAGGAATGGACGGAGCTACCGCCCGGAAAACAAACAATCATTCAAACATGGGATCTCACGTTCGACGATACCGAGAACTCCGACTTCGTCGTCGGAGCCGTTTGGTGTAAGATCGGTCGTGGATGCTACCTTCTTGATCGCGTCAGAAAGCAGATGGATGTTATCGCGACCCGAAACGCGATCATCGATATGAAACGCCGGTGGCCGCTTACGACGAAAATATACATCGAGAAGAAAGCAAATGGAGCGGCGGTTCTTACCATGCTTCGAAATAAGATTCCCGGAATCGTTCCTTATGAGCCAGGCTCAAATTCGAAAGAAGATAGAGGTAGAGCAGTCTCGCCTGTCTTTGAAGATATGCGTGTCTGGATCCCGTTTTTCGCGGCATGGAAGGAGGAGTGGATTCGGGAACACGTTGAGTTCCCTTTCGGAAAACACGACGATCAGTTCGATACGACAACGATGGCCCTGGAAAAACTCGAAGGCACGTTAGCCGGAGGCGTGAGCCTAAATCTCGGGAACGCTTGGGGTAAAAAAATACGTTGACAAATGGAAAATCGTATTCCTAAACTGAATCCGTTCTCTCCTTTGGCATACCGTAGCCTCAGCGGTCCGTTACCATACGTCTTTCAAAAGGAAACGTATGTTCGGGATTAAAGCCAAGAAAGCAGGTCGCAAAATTCTACAAGCCACTGTCGAAGGCTTTCGATCGTGCGCGGAAATCCTCGGTTCGATCACTCGCTCCGATTCCTACCTCTCCAAAACCTACAAAACCCCCGAGTCCAAACGTCGCGCTTTACGGGCTAAATACGAAGCCGAAGTAGACAAAGGCTTCTCGCTCACCCGAACCGTGATCGATAACCTCGTCACCTGGATTTCCGGGAACGGCGTAAACGTATCGCTCACTTCGAAAGAAGACACGAAATTCAAAACTCTCCAAGACGACATCAAACGCTTCCTCGAATACAATAAACTTTATTCCTCCGGTTTTCAAAATCACGTTCGGAACGGCCTATTCGATTCCGAAGTCGCGCTCGACCTCACAAAAACCAAACACATCCTTTTCAATCGTGATTACGTCCGAGTGAAGTATCTCCGGAAAGACCTCTACAAATACGAAACCGTTCTCTCTCCGGAAGACAAAGAAACCGTAATCCAGCTCAAATGGAAAAACGAGAAGGGGGGGAAAGAACAATCTCTCGATTATAAGAACTTCCAACTCGTGAACTTCGGAAAAAATCCCAAACTTGGAAACATTCTTCCGGATCTCGACCGCCTGGATGAGATCCTCGAGAAATTCGCAAACTCAAACAACCTTTTCGGGATCCCGACTCCGGTCGGAAAAACTTCCACGATCGAGGATGCAGAGGCCACGATCCAGCTGATCATGACTCCTTTAAAACGCGACGAAGAAGGAAACGAGATTCCGGACGGAGATCCGAATTGGGAACCGGGCCAGATGATGATTTCGCCGGTAGAGTGGAAGTTCCTCGAACCATCCGGAGCGGGAGCGGAATCCTTCCTTAAGGAATTCAATGTCCGGATCCAGAAAGTCTCCGGTGCATCGGGAACGCCGATCCATCTTCTCGGTTTCATTTCTCTTTTCGGAACGAACGCCGGCGCAGAGTCAACGCTCGAACAAATCAATACAGCGATCACCGGGATCCGGGAAATCTGGAAAGAAAACCTCTACGAACTTATCATCAAAGCGATGCTCCTCCAAGGATATTCCATCGAGTTTCTCGAGGAGGCCGGAATCTCGATTAACTTGCCTTTCGCTACGATGATCCAACTTCAAATGATTGCGACCTATTGGCTACCACTCTATCAAGAAGGACTCATCGACCGTGATACAATGATCGAGATGTTCCCAGGAGTGGATCCAGAAGTTATCAAGGAACGCCTCGAAGCAGAGGGCGAGAAAAAGAACCAAGCCGCTGAATCGGATTTTTCGAATCAGAACCAAGATCCTAACCAACAAACCACGAAACAAAAAGCAGGAACGAAAGAGAAAATGAATCACCTTGCCGCAGCTTAAACTCCAAAGTTTTTCCCTCCCTGATAACTTCATAAAGGACCACCTGTCCGTTTCCGAATTCGAGAAACTCAAAACGAAGTTCAAAACCCCATTCCTAAAAGCATGGATCGCAATCCAAGAAGGCCTTTCGAAACCTTTCTCTGTAACGGAAGGCCGTGCCATTGATATCAACTGGAAGAAAGAGGCGGTGCAATCCGCACCCCTCAAACCGGGGATTCCGTTCTTTGAAGGTCACGGAAAAGACAACTCCAAAGACGGCCGCATCGAACACGGAGAAATCGTAAAGATCATCGATCTCGAAATGGATGGCAAGATGACGAAAGCAATCATCGGAGCGTTCCCCGAATCGAAGAAAGCCCTCGTTCAAAAAAAGGATATCGTATCCATGGAGTTCGACGCGGACGTAGACGAAGACGAAAGCGCTTCTCCAGTCGCAGAGTTTATCGGCAAAACAATCGAAGCCATCTCGGCCATTGCCCTCGGCGAATCATCCAAGGATTCACCCGGATTCCCCGGCGTTCGAGCTCTCTCAGAACTTCAAGCATTCACACCAAACACAACGACAGAAAATCCAAAAGGAAAATCAAATATGCCCACAATCGAAGAAATCCTGGCCGCGCTGAATACCGACATCGTCCGAAGCTGGATCACAAAGAACAAAGATGTCCACGTAGGAATGGTTTTTCCCGAAGACCGTTACATGCCCGATTTTATCGAAGATGAGAACGCCAAAGGGACCGGGAAGGGCCACTATAAGAATGGTGAGAAATCCATTCGTAAGCTCCTGAACGACCATCAGGAGAAGGTCAATAAGGCCATGACTGACATCGAAGCGGAGAGGAAAGAAATCACGCTTCGCACAGAAAGAGCGAACGCAACATCTTCGGTTTTAGAATCTGTGAAGGGAAAGAAACTTCCTGAAGCCGTTCGTAAGGAATTGGAATCCCGAATCCAAGAGCTCGACATGGAGACATACAAAACCGATAAGACGAAAGCGATCTCCACCTTTGTGGATAAGGTAGTCGAATCGGAATTGAAAGTCATCGCTCGCCACCAAGGCGAAGCACAGGCAAAGAAACTTCGTGAGGATTGGTTCAAGGATTCTAAAGGGAAGGAAACTCCTCAAAAAGAATCCACAGAAACAAAAGACTATCTTGAAGAAGAAGACGAGGACGAAGAAGAGTCCGAGAATTCTCTGTCTCTTCCGAAAGACGAGGACTGATTTTTGAAGGCTGCGCGCATACGAAAGGTCGTCGATTTAATTGACGACGAAACTCAGGCGATTATCCAAAAAGATTTTTTGGAACCAACGGAAGAGCTTTACGGTTACGAAGAGGGAGAGCAGGGATTCTATCGCGCGCGATTCTCCGATGATTATAAGAATTTTTCATTTCCGGAATTTGAGAAAATTGAATACCTCGAGATCGAATGTCTTTGGAACGAGAGTTCACTCATCGAAGGAAGTAAGATTGTAAAAGGAAAAAGAGCTCCATTCACGTTCCGTCTAAATGGGAACCCGGTCGAGATTCCGGATAACGGATATTTCGCGAAGAGCGGCGGAGTAAGTTCAATCGAAATTCGACCAGCGGATCCAACATCTATTTCCGAAACGGAAGAGAAAGAAGTAAGATTTCGGATCCTTCTATGTGCCAAATAAAAGAATTGACGCATTAGAAAAATTGAGTGTTTATGAAACATCTGTACGGGCAGTCATCCCGCCTCGGTGTATTGGGCACCTTCTCTTCTCCCAAACTCGTTTCCATACGTTACATCAACATCGAGGTACCGTATGGGCCAATTATCTCTAAACGACTTCGACACAAAGCTCAATCCGGTTCGTGAGGATCTACGAGAAGCCATGTCCAAACCGGCTTCTTCCGAGACACCTAACGAGGCGAAGAGCCCGAAGTCTCCAAAAACGAAAACCGAGGATGAAACCAAACCGGCTTCTTCCGAGACACCTAACGAGGCGAACTGATGGCTAAAATTATCATCGATCCTCAACCAGGTGAAGAACCCCAAGCACAAGTTACCGCTCCCGTCGGCGGCCTCGTAAAAGGGCAGGTTATTAAATCCGGAAACATTCTCTATGCAGCTTACGCATACGGGAAAGCCGGCGAAACAGTGACCGCCCACCTCGAGGCAATAAAAGCCTTCGGCACGAAATCGAATCCCGCGGATGTATTCGCACAATTCGACACTCTGTATTGGGCGGGTGACGGATCCGGTCTGACGAAAACAGCTTCCGGAAATACAAAATGCGGCATTGCTCTCGAAGCATCCGCGGCGAACGAAACTGAAGTCCGTTTTAGATTTAACGGCCTTCTCGGTATTTAAGAATGGCTGATTTACTAATCGAGGAAGGGGAAGAGAAAAAATTCTGGCTCGCTCTTCAAGCCTTCAAGGATCCGAGAAAAGACGCGGAACTCCGAATCAAAGCGAGAAAAGACATGAACAAGCTCCTCGACCACTTCGTAGGTCGTCCAGAGCGTCTCGCAAAAAAGAAGCTCCAAGCCTTCAAAGGGAACAAACAAAAGCTCCAAGCGTTTAACGGCGGAACTGTAAAAGGCGATCTTCCTGAATTGTTCACCGATAACGTGAGCATCTACGTTGATTCGGACGCAGAAATCGACCTGTTTTACAACGCGATCTTTGACCAAGTCCCCACTACGCCCGGTCTCGATTATTTCGAGATTGCAAACATCCATTCCGGAATCGTTTGGAAACGGCTCGTGGAAGGTGAGAGAGTGGAGATCGGTGGGATCACCGGCGATGCGATGCAGGTAAAACTGAATCGTTTCGGTGCGGCTCTCGGAGTGAACGACGACACGATTCGTTACCGTAAAATTTGGCGCATCGTAGACGCGGCGAAGGAATTCCGTTTTGCCTACTATCAACTGATGGGAGACAATCACGGAGCTCTTTTACATGGCGCGGCCGCCTTGGGTAGATCCAACGGCTACTACCAGGCATTCTCCACAGTTGCGGGGCTTTCAGAAACGGAAAACTATATCCGTCTTTTCAACCTTGGCTGTGCGAAGGTAGCAGAGAAGTTGAAAACTCGTCCTTACGGAAACATGTCGAACCCGAGTCTTGTCGTTCTCGCTTCTCCAAAAAAGAAATCTGTGATCTCCAAAGTGATGAACACTTTGATCCAACCTATCCAAGGTTCTAAACAAGCCTTAGATTGGAGCATCAATCCGCTCTACACTTGGAACGGAAAGGCCATTCCAGACGAAAACAAGGTAAAGATCATCCTACCTGGAAGAAAAATCCAAATGGGTATCGAATCCGAAATGGAAGAATACGCCGTTACGGATCCTTTGACTCTGAACTACGCTCTCGCAAGATACTCTTGGAGAGGAGCGGGAATCGGAGACACTGATCAGATTTTGGAACTGGATCTGGCGTAAGAACCGTGATCGTAACTTTGAACGAAGCAGACTCCTATAATCGCGCCCGGGATCGGGCCGATTGGGAATCCAAATCCACCGAGCGACGCCGCGCGCTTCTTCTCGGTGCTGAGGATGATGTTCTGATTCACCCAAAGTTACGAATTCCGGAGCAGGACCGACAATCCGAAACTCTGAAAAAAGCCGTGATCGAACTCGCGTATTTCCGAATCAGCGCTCGATCGGAACGAGACCCCTCTCTCGCGGGAGTGAAATCCAACGATTACGAGGAGAATTATTTCTCTCCGAACGTCTTGAAAATGGCGAACGCTGACGGATACCGGAATTCGAACTTTCCTGAATGGCCGGATCGTGTTATCAACTTACTGAAAACGTGGGAAGTGATAACTCCGCTTCGTAGACCTTTGAGGACTCGATCTAATGGCTAAGGAACCGGGCGAAGGCTGGGAGTATAACTTCGAAGGAAGAGGGAAGAAGGTTGAAAATCCCTTCGACTCTTCCCGTTTGAAAGAGGAATACAAGCTCCTCCTTTCCAATTTCAAGACTGTCCAGAAACGTCTCGACAAACTCGTGAAGACTGCGATCGAGAACGGGAGCTCCTCTCAAAGGTATTGGAGCGACCGGCTCTTGCAGGCGAACGCGATCCTCGACGATCTGGTACAGATTTGGAAAGATGGATTCCCGAGCCTCGCTGAGAAAGGTTTCGTTCAAGGAACAACTCTCGCGGACTTCGTTCTGAATTCAGACCGAATCTATAGCCGGCTCAAAAGAGATCCACGGTTTTCCGGGAAATTGAAACGGATCCAAGGTCCGTTCGTTGACGAAAACGTCGTGAACGCAATTTACGAAGACTCTCTTTCTTACCTCGAGGCGGCCGCCTCCGGAGGAAAGAAGAAGATCGAGTCCGTGTTTAAAGCGACGAAACAGAAGGTCATCGCGGAAGCGAAGATCAATCGTCAACTCGCAGAAGGAATTTTGACGGATAACAACTGGAAGACCGCAAAGGATAATCTGGAAAAAACATTCCGGAGAAAACTCAAACGAGACGGGATTTCGGACGGGAACTACCTCGAGATCAACGGAAGAAACTACAACGTTTCTTCCTATTCGGAGATGCTCACGCGCACACGCCTGCGGGAAGCGCAAACCGCGGGTGTTCAGAAATACGCCGAGCATACCGGAAACGATCTCGTTCAAGTTTCCGATCACGATACGCTTACAGAAATCTGCAAGAAGTTCGAAGGACACATCTATTCCATTTCAGGAAAATCTAAGAAATATCCGAAGTTGGAGAAGTGGACTCCGTTCCATAGGAACTGTCTTCACGTCATCGTGATTTTCTTCGACGTGGTCGAGCTCCTCGGATTCAATCCGTATCCAGACGAGGAGGCGGCCTGATGCAAAAGTTCCTCATCAATGCAGAGATCCAGATCCAAAGGCCGGTTTACGACAACGATAACAATATCGTTCCGGGAACAGACAAGCCCTATCCCGTCAAAGTGAACCTACAAGCAAGTTCAAAGATTCTGATCGGGAAGGACGGAGGCGAAACAAAGGCTTCGTATTTCATTCTTGTCGCCGAAGAAGAACTACCGGCCGCATTGCCCGCTACGGAAAACAAAGGTTGGGAAGTAAAACTCCCAGGAGAGACGGACTGGTTCCAGGTTCACGATGTGAAGCCGCCAGCCGGAAGGTATCTAAGGAACGTTCAATTCTATGTTGCATGACGTTCCAAATTCGATTTGATTTTTCGAAACACATCGCCGGCCTAAATGCGTATAAAGAAGCGTTCCAAGAAGCCGCGAAAGAGACCTTAGAACAGGACGTCGGACCGTTGGTCGTAAATGATGCGATCAATAAGGAACCGAAACCGTTCCTCGACACCGGGTTTCTCCAAGGTTCCTCCACGATCGGAGTTTATCAAAGAAAAGCGATCGAGAATCCTCTTTCGAAAAAAACAGTCCCGGAAGATTCGAACACTGGAAAAGTCTATCTTCCTTTCCCCATAGAAAAACTCAAACGGCTCGGTCTACTTATCGGATTCACTGCGAAGTATGCGGCCGCGCTTCACGACAATCCGGACGCGGTTCCAAGACCCGTGTCTCAACGAAAAGACGTAAACGGTAAACCGATCGTTAAAAAAGCGTCCATGGTAGGAAGAGGGCCGTTCTGGCTCTCGACGAAAATCCAAAGATATACAGGTCCGGTTTACCTTCCTGTTTTCGCGAAAGGAATTTCTAAGCGTATGGCAGGGAGGCACTTTTGAGAAAGTATCTTGACGTTACTCCCATCTTCACTTTTCTTTTGCGGTCTCGTTTACCCGCTCTTGCTTCGCGGATCTATCAAGATACGGTAAACGCAAATACTCCAAACGGGTTCATTCTCATTCAGAGAAGACCGGGTAACGTCCCGGATCTCTACTCAGTAAAACACACAACGCAATCGTTTAATATTATCGTTCAAGACTTAAACGAAAAACTCGCTCGACAAACTGCATTCAAAATATACAATGCGGTTAGAGAGGAATTCAATCTCCTCTTGGACGTTCCAGCGTCTTTACTGGACTCGGAGGGTGCCGGCCTTCCTTCAACTCCTCCCGGAATCGTTCCCATACGTTTAGCTCGAATCAATCCGATCGATGAGCCGTATTCACTCGGTCTTCTCGATAAAGGATTCTTTCAGTTTTCGCTCAACTATAACGTAACAGGGAGATTCCTCCAACCATGAGTTTAATTGTAGACCCGATTCCCGGTAACGGCGGGATGAACATCTTCGGGCAGAAGGACGGCAAAGTCGGACCTCTGCGCGCATTTCACCGAGTAGAACCGCAACCTCTTCTCGTTCCAACATTCAGCACAGGCGGAGTCACTTCGAATTCCCTGGCAACCTCCGCGGATCTCACAGCGAAGTTGAGTCCAGGGGATTATCTTCGACTCGAAACAACACCAAGGCCAACACTCATTTTCATCAAAGAGATCGACACGACCACGATTCGGATGGGAAATCCGGACGTAGAACCTGACGGCACTCGCGCGGATCTTATCATTTCCGTTCCCGCACTCACGACCGGAAGGAAGTGGGAACTAGTCGATATGGGAGAAACAACCGAAGACGGTATCACGATCAAGTTCGAAGAGAAAGTCGCTCCGATCAAATTCGCCGGCCAGGGCGAAAGCGAAGCGAACCATTTCACAAGTGGGGTTGACTGGTCCATTGCTCTGGCACTCGGGGAATTGAGTTTGGAAAAACTCGCTATGATTATTCCGAGAGCTGCGATTCCTACCCGAGACACCGAAGGAGAAATCGAAGCGATGTCTTTCGTTCGTCCGATCGGATACAACTTCAAAGCAAACGCGAGAAGATTTTCCGTCGTTGCTTACGGAGAAGGCGAAGCGATTTCCAAAAATCCAAGAGACCGTATGGACTTTTGGTTGCTTCAGTTCAAGTTTGCTTCCGACCAGAAACGAAACGCTACGAGCCAAGTTGCGCTCACCCTGGATGCAATGGCGTATCCGGACAAACGTCGCACGATCAACGGCCGTCCCGTGATCGCATCTATTAACCCCGAAGCCGTCGTTTTCGACGTCGCGTAAAGGAGACTCTACCAATGGCAGAACAAACCAACACTTCCCCTGAAATAAAGGGGAAGAACGAAAAGGCGGAACTAAAATATCCGGATTGGATCGAGGATAACGGCTTTGGAACTTTCAAAGTTTGCGATCGGGAGAAAAAAATCCTGATCCATCGTGGATGCGGTACTCGAGAAGAAGCCGTACAAGAAGTCGAGAAGTATCTCAAGAAAAGGAAGAAGTAAAATGTCAGAGGACCGTCTCTATCAATTCAGAGCAGAGCCATTCAAAGTAACTCTCATTCGTCCGGATGGAACGGCATATCCGATTCCAACCTACGACGGAACCGGGATTTTTAGAGCGGCCCAACTCGACAGGATTACGGAAGACTACCAAAGAAAGACGAAGGAAATCGATGATCTCAAAGGTGAGATCAAACCTTTCTCCAAACTCGACGCAACCAAACTGAACCCGGAACAGGCGGACCTGCTTGATCGCTTTCGAAAAGCGGGAATCGAAATCTCCCGTTATTATTTCGATTATTGTAAGGCCGCTCTTCCAGATTTAGAAAGGCATCTTCCTGAATTGGATCTGATCCCAAAAGATCAGATCAACGTTTTTGTAACGTATCTCGTAACCGCGACCCTCGGAGGAGATTCCGGAAAACCGGAAGTAGCTCCGAAAACGCCGGAAGAATACGTAAAAAAAAACAGAAAGAACAGGCGGAAAAAGAAGAGAACGAAATTCAACGAATCATCGCAGATGAACGGTTCCGCAGATGGAAATACTCAAAACAGGAAATAGATTCCTGGAATTCTTACGGGAGGATTTGGAGATATAAAGCTGCCAAGATTGTAGATAGTGAAAGACGTTTTGAATACATAAACGATACTCTCGCCGCATCCGGGATTTCGGACAAAATCTACAACGAACACTTTTACGAACTTCAAAGTTTTTACGACAAAATGCTTTCTTTGCCAAAAATTCTACGGGAGATCAAAGAGGCGAAACCGATACCTTCGGCCGACCTTCTCGATATCTTTGAATGAGTGGATCTTCCGCCACAGTTGAATCCGTAGTCGCGGGTATCGAATTTGATAATGCGCCATTCGATTCCGGATTCCGTCAAGTTTTGTACTTGGTAGGTAAAGGCGGACATGCGTTCACCGATCTTTCTAACAAAGGAGAAAACGCTTTTGAGAAGATTAAGAAATCCGTAAGTAAATCCGGAAATACTTTAAACGATTTCCGGACTCGATTGGAGAGACTCCAAGGGATCTTAGGAAATTTGAATGTCGATTCGAAGCGAGCCGACAAGATCCGGGAAGAAATCAAGAAGACGGAAGCCGCCATCGCCAAGGCGACCGGAACGATTCAAAACGAATCGAATAAAGCGAAAGCATCGTGGCGCGATCTCCTCCAGGTGCTCGGTGTTTCCGTCGCTATCACTGCAGTAAGCGGCATGGTCCAGGGCGCTCTTCAGGTTTCCGGTGCGTATGAAAAATACCGCGCCGTTCTAAAGAATACTCTCGGCGACGAACAGAGAGCGGCCGCGTCGATGAATATGATCGCGGTGCTCGCGGCAAAAACTCCATACGGAGTAAACGAACTTACCTCCTCTTTCATCAAACTCGCAAACCGCGGAATCGTTCCGACGGAAAAAGAACTCATAAAACTCGGGGACATTGCCGCTTCACAGGGCAAGTCCTTCGATATGATCACCGAGGCCGCGCTCGACGCGATGACCGGCGAGTTCGAACGACTTAAAGAATTCGGGATCCGTGGTTCTTCCGCCGGCGACAAGGTCACTCTCTCTTTCAAGGGAGTTTCCAAAACCGTCGAGAAGACGGACGAAGCTATCACGAAAGCGATTCTTTCCTTCGGAGAAATGAAAGGCGTTGCCGGATCGATGGATGCAATTTCCAAAACCTGGGAAGGGCAAATCTCCAACCTGCTCGATACGATCGACGCTTTGAAAAAAGGAATCGGTGAAGACTTCGCGGATATGGCGAAAGCCGCGGTCGAGAAGGTGAAGGAAATCCTCGACGCAATTTTGAAGTGGAGATCCGAGAATCCTGCTCTCTTTAAGACGATCGTACAGCTTACGGTCGGATTGACCGGTCTTCTTTCCGTAATCATGGGAGCGAGTGGTTTGATTGTAGCCGCGAAGATGGTCGCTCCTGTTCTCACCTCTTTGGGAATTTCTTTCAACGCAATGCTCGGACCAGTCGGGCTTTTGACCATGGCGGTCATGGGACTCGGTGCCGCGTTTCTTTATATGAAGAACCGAGCGGAGGAAGCGGAGAAGGCGCGCAAGGGAGCAATGGACGCGGCGAATGCGGAGATGGTGCTAACGAGAAAATTAGAAAAAAACGAAATAGATAGTCTAAAATATTTAAAGGAAGAAGGAAGCAAGTTAGCCCACGGAAGAGGGGGCAACATAGAAAAATACAAACGTACGATTGACGACCTCATCCTCAGCTTAAAGTCCGCTGGAATTTCTGGAGCACAACTAAAAGGGATTGCTGGATCAGACGGGAACTTCGCCGACAATAATCGAATCGAAAAATTATTAAAACTTAACGAAGCGTTAAAGAAAACTGCCGGCGGCGCAAAAGGATTCGGAAAAGAAAGCAAAGAGGCGAAAGCAGACCTCGACGATCTGATAAATTCCTATATTAAAATGGAACAACTCTCAGAGAAGGATTTAAAATTCTCTGTTTCTTATGACGCAGACAAATCCGAAGAGGCATTTGCCGCAATGAAAAAACTCCGCGATCTCGGCGCGGAAGTAAATCGGCAAGTTACGACTGATAAGAACGGGAAAGTTCAGATTGAAGTTGAGGCAAAGTTTCCAGATGGAACGAACGCGACAAAAGACAATTTAAAGAAAGCTCTCGGATCTGCCGCCACTCCCGTTAAACTTCCCGTCGAGATCGAGCCAAAACTAAAACCAGTTTCGGCTGGAATGTTTCAACCGCTTATCGATGCCGCTTCGCTCTCGTCTCAAACAGTGAAATCTTTCTTTGAATCGGATTTCGGCAGCGCTCTAAAAGGTGCTCTCGATGCAGTCGGGCAGATCGCTCAACAGGCTGTCGCAGTCATTCAAGCAAAAGCACAGTTGGCTCAAGCGAAAGCACAGAGGCTTGTTGCAATCGCCGGATGGATTTCCGAATTTTTTGATAAGCAAGCCGAGAAAGAACTCCAAAGACAAACGGATCTCATCGATGCCGAGATCCAAAAGATTAAAGATAAGAACGATGCGATTCTCGCGGAAGAGCAAGCCTTCCAAGATAAGCGCGAGGAGATTGAACGCGAATATCGTAACCGGAAAAGAGTAGAAGAAGACGCGGATTTTCTCGCCGCGATAGAGAATCGGCAAGCAGAATACGAAGCTGACAAACTCGCGATCGAAACTAAACAAGCGGATGAAGAGCAAAGACAAATCGATCTCTTGAATCTTCTCGAAGCATTCGAACAAGATAAACTCTCTATCAAAAACATGTTCGAAGCGGGTTACGAAGCTGACCATCAAGCTGCTCTCGACAATGTGCAAGCGCAAGAGGATGCGGCGGCCACAAAGAACGCGGCTACTCAAAAGGCGCTCGCAGAAGAACAAAAGAAACTCGAAGCCGAGAAAAAAGCGAGAGAAGACCAGGCCGCGAAAGAGGCGGAGGAACGAAAGAAAAAATTCGCTTGGCTTGAATATGGCGCGAATCTCTACGCCTTCAATGCGGGAAAGATGGCCCAACTTGCGCAAATAAAAATGACCATGGCTATGGGTGTGATGAATGCGATCGCTGCCGGCGCACAGATGGCCGCAACGATTCCAATAGTCGGGTGGGTTCTCGGACCTGCACTTGCGACCATGTTGACCGGAATGGTTTTAACCGCCGGCTCCGCTTCGATGTCCGCAGTAAATATGACCCCTCCTCCAATGCCTCCCGTCTTCCGTTATGGCGGACCGATCAACGGACCGGCTCATGAACAAGGCGGAGTAAACATCAACGCGGAGGGTGGCGAGTATATGATCAACAAACGCGCCACCGCTCGTCATTACGATACTCTCAAGGCAATCAACGAAGGAAGAAGCGTTGGCGGCAACACAATCAACAACGTGAACGTCAGCGCAACAAACCAAATTTACGGAATGGATTACGATACGTTCGTAGACCGCTTCTGCTCCGACATCGTCGGAAGGATCAAGTCAGCCATCGCCGCATGAACTATTTAATATATAACAGACATGGCGAGTATCTGACGGAACTCCTCGAAGAAATCGAGACCGAATCCATGAGGCCCGTCCATTCAGCAATCGAAACCGGTGGAGACTTCCGTGAAAAGATGGGAGAGTTCGGATCCGTATTCATCGGGGACGCCAAACAAAGTAAAAGAGATTTCACCCTCAAATTTGCGTATGCGAACGGAAAGCCCCGCGACCTGGATGCGAGGATCGTTATCAATGAAATCGGCGCGTTCTTTTCAGAACCGGAAGAAGACGGAGACTTCTGGATCGAAGACATCGAGAATCAGATCCGTGCCAAAGTGATGACCACAACAATCGATCCGAAAACCGGAGAAGGGCTGGAGAACCGGATCATAGACGGAGAGATGAAATTTCGTTTGCTTGACGCTCTTTGGGAAAACTCAAAACCAAACATCGAAATCTTTCCTTTGAACAACGAAGAGTTCAAAGAGTTTTCTCTCCCGAGCTATTCCGTCGCTGTCAAACCGATATTAGAAATCAAAGCGCTCAATCCGAATCCGGACTTCGCAATCGATATTGGAAGGCTCGACAAAGCAACCGGAGAGTTTCGCGGAAGTCAATCCGTAAGGATCCAGCAAATCAATTTCAACACGGACGATCTCATAACGATTGACTGCGTAGATGGAAAAGCCCTCCACAAAAAAGCGGGAACAGATATAGTTTCCGAAAATAAATTCATGATGACAGACGGCGGATGGATGTCAATCGGCCGGCGCGATCGAGCCGTCCGTTACCAGGGAACGGGAAGCATTGAACTGACTCTAAAATTCCGTCCGAGGTTTTACATATAATGGGTTTCGCGGTAAAGAACATAGCGCTCCGCGGACTCGGTGCATTCGGTTCCCGGATGTTTTCTCAACAGCTTCCTATTCAAACGTTCGAAACCTATGAGGATCCGGGGAATTCTGGTGACGGTAGAATCGACGTTTCCACAATTTCGGGAACTCTACTCGGATCAATTCCGATCAACGTACAAAATACGAAGTGGGAAAAGCTCCGTTACGAAAACGATCGTCAAGGTTGTCGCGACATCACTTTCCAACTCAACTCAATGCCGGACTTCCCGATTGAGCGATTCACTCGTGTGAAGATTACAATCGAAGGGGAAGACGCGTGGGGAGGATATGTTTATAACTATCCGACCGAAGGTTTCGATAAAATTCAGAAACTCGAATTCAAAGGATTCGGATATCGGGAACGATTAAAGAAAATCAAAATAAAGCCCGCTCCCGGAAAACACCTTTACGAAATTCAAAAAATCGAGATCGCAGGAGTGAACGTGATCATCACGCTCAACGTTCCGGTGCACGAGTCCGTCATCCCTGGAAATTTCTTCTTCGTCACGGACGCATTCGATACAAAAAACAACGGCCGGTATAATGTGATTTCCACGGGCGGAAATCAAATCGTAGCGCTCAAGCCGGACGGTGTAGCGCAAACGATTCCTCAAGGACTCCTTACCGTTATCCCAACGGTATGGACGGAGCCCTCCGCACTCATGTCCGACGTCGTGAAACAAATCGTTTCTGAATATTGTACAAAGGCAAAGGGAATTTCCCGATCAGTTTCCCGGATCCAGAATTCAACGGGAATTCTTTTGGGTGGACGGCTCGACTTCGAGAAGATGACGATCGCTCAGGCTTTCGACAAAATCCGAGAAGCTGTTCCCGGTTGGTACCTCTGGGTGGATCCGAACGGCCTCGTAGTGTTCGGGCCAGATCCCCCGAACCTGATCGATAAAATTTTCGCTCCGGAAGAAGCGAACTTCGAGAAAGACGAAGACCTCGACGAAATCGTAAATCACGTCGAGATCAACCGCGCGAAAGATCGGGACGACGAAAACAAATCCTGGGGTCTGGCCGCCTGGGCGGAAGATCCGACTTCGGTTACGAAGTGGGGACTCCTCGAAGACGAGATGGATGTCCCGAATTATTTCGACAAAGAGATCTGTCAGATGATCGCAAACAAACGCCTCGCGGAAAAAAAAGATCCGGTGGAGCGGTTCTCTACGAAAATGATCCGGTTCAAGAACTGGAAGTTCGGAAAGTATTCTCTCGTTTCTCCGTGGGGATTTTACAAAAACATTCTCACCGACTTGGACGACCTTTCTGGCTGGAACATCGCTCCAGAAATTTCAGTATCATTAAGTGACGAGGTTCTTGTTACCGGATTCAAATCCATGAAACTCGGAATCGGTTTGATATCGGATGGTAAATGGATAAAGCTCCCTGTTGGCCGGAGGTTCTTACAAGCACGGAAGTTTTTTATCTACGGACATACGAATAAAGTAGGGGACTTCCTAACTTTCGGTTTCGGGAAAACGTCCGCGGAAGATCATACGATTTCAATTCCATTTGGGCAAAACGTTTCCTTCCAAAGATTCCAAATCGAAATTTCCTCGGTAAATCTGGAGCATTTGGGAGAGATCGGCTTTCGCGTTGATAATGCCTCGGATGGAACGGAAGTCTATATCGACGAAATATCAATTCAATCGTATAGCCGAAAGCATACGGTCACGTCTCTCGAACGGGTAGTCACGAATATAGAACCTCGAAAGCGCTACTGCGAACTGGAATTCGGACGTCCTCGCAGTTCACTCGACAGCAAGCTCGCGGCCACCATGGCATTGGTCTACAATCAACGCCTCGCCCTCAAGGAAAAATAATGAGCAAGCGGCTTAACCATAGATACCATCCGATTCAAAAACGATTCATTTACGAAACCGTTCCCGAGGGAGAGCCGGAACTTAAACAGTGCCTCGAA